CGGGTTAATTTGATTTTGGATTTGGCCTTCAACAGCAGCCTCGACTTCAGCCTTGTCAACGCCGTTTGCCCAGCACCAACCCAGCACTTCATCTTGCGTGAGTTGGTCGTAAGGCGTGAAAGAGCCTTCGTTCAGAGTAAAACCAGCGGTACCGTAAGCCGTACCAGCGTAGTCACCATCAACACCATTGCAACGCCATGCAGCGGTCACAACGACATCAGTCTTACCAGCTTCTTGCGGCTTGACCCACATTTGTTCGATTACCCAAGTGATGTTCATACTTTTCCTTTCAATGCAGCCACATCGGCCTTAAGTTGTTCGATCATGGCTTGTTGTTCTTGGATGGCTTTTGTCAAATAAGGAACAAGCAGGGATGTATCAATACCCCAAGGCGTAAGCATTGAACCATCTTCATTTGTAGTTCCATAACTTACAGCTTCTGGCACAACTTCATCAAGTTCTTGTGCAATAAAACCATAAGGAACATTACCACTACCGTCTTTCCAATCAAAACTACGCACCTGTAAAGATTCGACTGTTGTTAAAGCACTTGGTGCGTCAACAATGTTTTCTTTTAATCGGATGTCAGAAACAGAGTTGTAGGTACAAGTATTTGCACCAGTAATTGTGATGTAGCCAGCAAGTCCTGTTGTGCTACGAAAATAAGCAGCATCGCCGTTTTGTACGGTTCGTTGGACATCAAACCCAACACCAGTGCCAGTGTTACCAGAAATCGTGCAAGTATATGCAGAACCGGCTCCACTAACAGACACTTTTCCGAATTGAATTTGACTCGTAGTCCCCACCAGCAAGTTACCGCTGGAGTCGATACGCATACGTTCTGCGCCATTGATATAAGAAATTAAAGGATACGCGCCACCAGTAGTTATAGCCATCCCACCTAAAGAAGATGGAACAAATGTGCCTGTATAAGTACCATCAGAAACACTAATTCCACTATTAGTTCCAGTTATAACATCTAACTTAGCCGATGGCGAAGCCGTACCAATACCTACGTTACCGCTGGAGTCGATACGCATCCGTTCTGTGTTGGCTCCGTTACCGTAAAAGGCGACGGAACCATCAGTCAAACCCGCAATCGCAGATGACGTAGTGGGGTTAAATGTAATTTTTGCTGGATTAGCCCCAGATGCAGGCGCAACCACAATTTGTGAATTAAATGTTCCATCACCCGCGGAAGTAACACTTAATCGGGCGCTTGGAGAACTCGTACCAATACCTACATAACCAACATCAGAACCTGTACCACCAATGATACGCATCCGCTCACTGCCGCCGGTGTAGAAGGTCATTGGCAGGTAGGTGCCTGTTCCACGGATAGCAGAAGAAAAACGAACGTCCGAAGCCCCAACTACAACGGCAGTCATTTCTGATGCATTAGCTGGGTCAGACGAAGAACTGTTTGCGGCAAAACCCGCTGTGCCACTTGTTCCATTTGGGAACGCTATTGGGATGGTTTGACCATTGGTTGTGCTACTTTGAAACGCCACACGACTAGCAATCGTCGCATTACTAAAGTCACCAGTAATACGATTGCCCGTGCCGGTAAAGGTCAGGTTGCCGCTATCAGACAGAGAAGTGACCGTAACTGTGTTGGCAGATACGTTTCCTGTGAAAGACGCAGTGCCGGTGATCGCAGCATTGCCACTTGCATTCAAATTGGCGACGTTGGTGTTAGTGCCACTAATGGTGACGTTGCCACTGAACGACGGGTTGCCCGCCATAGTGGTCACAGTCGCCACGTTGGCTGTGACGTTCCCCGTGAAACCAGAAGTGCCAGTAACTGTCAGGTTGCCAGTAACAGCCAGGTTGCCAACCGTCTCTTGGCTACCATTGCTGTCAGACAAAAGTTGGAAAGATGTACCGTCGTACATCACATCAACCAAAGCGTTGGCAACGATTGCATTCGCAGGCAACGTTGATCCGTCAGTCAAGATGATGTTCTTAACGCCTTGACTATTGACGTTCAAAGTTGACGCACCAGAGTTGGCGTTAGCCGCTTTGAACTGGATACGCAGACCAGCCGTGTAAGTTGTGCTTACACCGGATAGCGTGATTGCGTAAGCATTGGCCGCACCACTATCAGCAGCGTAGTTGCTGTAGGTGTTCGCATCATTGATTGAACTGGTGATGGTGCTGTAGTTGTTATCAAGTTGCGACAGAGGAATGGCCGTTGTCGCATTCGCAAATGTATTCGGAATTGTGATTGGCTTAGCCATTAAAACCTCGCTCTTAACTCATGTTCAAATTCGATGCCATGCAACACCCAGGCTGGGCTTGTGGCGTTGATTGTTAGACCCAGATACTTACCCCACTGCTGAGCATCGTTCTTGTACAACTGATACCCACCAGTCACCCAAACAACAGACGCGCTAGAGTTATTAGTCCACCCAACCGTCTGTAAGTTGTTGTTATACCAAGTGATGAAATTGTAAACCGTGTACGTCGGACTGGGGCCGCGTTCACTGTCTACGGTCACATTGAATGTCCCAACTTTGTCTGTCGGGCTTGTTGCCTCAAACGCAAACTTTAGCGCCTGTTTGTCTCGGATGGGATCTCCCATCGGCAATAACGCAGTCGTAATTGTGCTGCTGATGTTTGATGTGGAATCAGAATACAGGCGCTTTAAGTCAGTTCCACTGGTGCCATACAAGTTTACCTTGCCGCCAAACGGTGCCGAGTCAATCCAAATCAAAGTGCCTTGACTGGTCAAGAACCACTTTTTCTCAAAGAACACAGCCTGGATAACACGAGGTGTAGAGGCCGGATTGTTGTAGGTGAACGAGAAGGCCGCACACAAGATGTTGTTCAGCAGCACCTGACCCGCAGTAACGTTCTGCGTGAAGTCGATGTATGGGAAGATGCCGTCAAGAGAGTCAGACAACTTGCTGGTGGTTGAGCCAACCAAGGCATAGACGCCGTACTCATTCATGAACAGAACTGAACGGAAGTACGGGAACACCGCATATTTCAGACGAGTGCCAACCGATGCACTAACGTTGGTGTTGGTGAACAGCGTAGTGCCAGTTGTAGTTACGCGTACATCCGAGAACACGTTGATGCTGTCTTCACCGAAGATGTACAAGAAGTTGTTAGCAGACAGCAATTGCACGATGACGCCACGCAACGTCGCGTCAGTCAGCGTGATGCTGCCAGCAGAGACGCTGGTGAAATCGTTGTACTTGTCAGACGCCGAGTAGTACACCGTCCGGTCTTGCGCGATCCACACCCGACCTGAGAATGATTGGATGGCAGTCCCAGATTGGGAGAACAGAGTTGCGTTAGCTGTTGCGCCATTGCCGCCACCACCACTGATGGTGACGCTAGGTGCGCTGGTGTATCCAGTGCCACGCTCGGTCAACGTAATGCCAGTTACAACGTTACCTGTAACGCTGGCTGTTGCAGTTGCTTGCACTCCACCTGTTTGGTTAGGGGCGCCAATAGCTACGTTGGGAGCTGACGTATAGCCAGAGCCACCAGCAGTGATGTTGATGTTGGCGACAGAACCTACGTTGACTAGGTTGGTGCCATCCCAAGTCTTGTATCCGTTGGTCGGATCAATGAACAATACCCGCTCGTTCTTCCACTGGCTAATCTGAGTGCCAGTAGTAAATGTGTTGGCAGGAGCAATGTTGCCTTTGGTATTGCTGGTGAGGTTGATGTACTCGCAACGACCATCTTGCTCAACAGCAATCAGGTAGTCAGTAGTATTGATGTTGGCGCTAGCCAGGTAGACAACCGTGTTGGAAAAACTAAGGTTGGCTACGTTGGATACAGTAGGAACAATCTTGACGTTGCCAAGGCCGATCGGCATGGCGTTCTCAATCCAAGCAAACTCGTTCTTGTCAATCGTCGTGCGGTTCGACTTGGTGTTGAGACCTTTGAAGTCCTTGATGACCTCGTAGGATTTGCGCTGTTCCGATTGCTGTGCCATGTTAGTACGGCACAGAGTAAGGTGTCGGGAGCCTACGCGTGAAGACGGTACTTAGAACGTTGCGAACCTGGTTCTCGTATTGCTGCTTGAAGATCTCCGACTCGCCAAACGATTGTTCCTTGAACTTGGCTTTGTGCGCTGCGTAGTACGCAACCGGCACCGTGTACGGGTCTTGTAGCTGCTCAACAGTAGAATCAGACTGCAAATCGTTAGGCAGAATAACCGTATCAAACTCACAAACGTAGTTCTGATCCGGCACAGGGCCAAAGTAGATAGTGTTCTGGCCGTAGATGCTGAAAGCAATGGGCAAGCCGATGTAGTTCTGCCAGTAGCGTAGCTGGGCATTGAAGTCCGTCCACGGCAGATAGCGAAGAGGTGTGCGGCTATTGCCCCAGTAAACGTTGATGTTGATGACATCAAGGGTGTTGCTACCGTTCGGAAGTGCCGAGTAGGAATACGATTCCTGATTGGTAGTTAGCGTAAAACTTTGGAGTGTGCGAAGGCAACCAGTATCACGCACCACCCGCTCACGGGCAGAGTTGATATAGTCAGTCAGTTCAGAGTCGGAATAAAAATTCCCATTGGCATCATGCAAAAGTCGCCTGACTTCTGTGATGTAACTCGACAAAGTTGCCATTTAACGTCCATCGTTATGCCACGTGTAGGCGTTTCACCCCCCGCCCGCGAACGGGCAGAGGGGCTACTTCGTCAACCACGGAGGGCGGTTCGTGGTTAGTTTCCGGCTTGGCAGTTGAAAACATAAACGAGTTCAGCTTCTGCAACGCAGCATCAAGTTCGTTGCTGTACTTCAACCAACCAAGACGAATCAGATGCGGGGTCTTGTTATCAACCCCATATCCGAAGATGTGCTGGGCAGCGGCTTCAGGTAGGGCTACCGGAATACCAGGCTCAAAGTTATACAGAAAGCCGTGATAGTAATCCGAAAACCCTTCAGTACCTTTGTTCGTTACCCAGATCGTAATCATTACAGTGCTATAACATCGCCATAGACATCAATGTCTACGGTGCCAGAAACAGCCGTGTTCACCTTCACAAACAACGAGCCTGCGGTATACACCTTAGTCAACGTACCACTCGCAAGACCGAGGTCTTGATAAGTGGTCGTTGAACTAACGTTGCTCAGCACGACGTTGTTGCTGACAGCGTTCGACGCGTTACCGTCGTTGCTGGTCAGAATGGCTACGTTACCCGTAGCCACACTTGCGTTGGCGTTGGCGACAGTGATCTGGCGAATGATGTATGCAGTGCCTTGCGTGACCGGAATGGTCGCCACAGCGTTACCCGTTGCTGCTAGGTTAACTTGCGACGCCATACCAAGACGCACCCGAGAGAAATTATCGGGATAAAGCGCTCCAACGTGATTCGCTAGCATGACCGCTCCTTAGCTGTTGAATTGGCCGGTAGCTGCTTGACCGCCATTGACGGTCAGCGTGGTCAGCGACTTAGCGTTGGTGGTATCAGCGTTCGCCAGACGAACATTCACACCATCCGACAGGAACAGGCCACCAACGTTAGTGGTAGTGACGTTTGCCCAGGTATTAGCGGCAGTTTGCACTTGAACATAAACGTTGACAGTCGGCTGGACGTAGTAAACGCCAGCAGTCAGGACGGTGCTGCTGTTAGCAGCGACGTTGACGACTTGGTTCTGGAAATAAGCACCGGCGGTGTTATCGACGGCGTTAGCCAGAAGGATTTTATTGAGAGCGAGTGCCATGTCTATTCTCCTTACAGGGTAACCGAGTTAAGGTTGTAGACTTGGGTCATCGACTTCGGCTTCGTGCTAACCAGTTCAGCAATGGTCAGAACCGCACCAACGTAACCAATCTGCCAGTTCGGCAGAGTCGATTCGAAGCCGGTGAACACGAACGAACCTTGATCGTGGACATACAGCGACAGATAGTTGGTGTTGAGGAAGTAGACCTTGCCTTCAGGGCAGTACGGATCCGGATAGATGGGAACGCCTGCAACCATCAGAGCGCGGAACGCAGCTTGCGGGCCATCGCTGGTATCGCTGAAGCCAGAACCAGGGGTGATCATGTACTGCTCTTGACCAACGTAGTCTTGGGCCAGCAGAGTCCAGGTACCCATGCCGCAAACACCGAACGACGGAATTTCACCGCTGTTCTTAACAGTGCCGCTGATGTACTGGAGCATGTTCTGGCGAGTCGGGTTGACGTTGCCAGCGTTGTAGACCTTCGACTTCCACCAGGTGTAGGTCGAGCGATCAATGTTGCCGTAGCTGTTGGTACCCGAAGTGCCATCGTCCACAGCCAGCGGCAGACCAGTGAATTGCTGAGCATTGGTCACGTTGTTGTACAGGCTGTACGACATCGCATCCAGCATCACGTTGGTCGCGTCATTCATCCGCGCTTCAATCAACGGGACGATAGCGTGGTCTTGCTGGACGACACCTTCCATGCCGAGGAACGGCACAGGAGCGATCATCAGCTTCAGGTTGAACTCAGCGTTGTAAGCGCCTTGCTGGACGGACGGCTGAGTGAACGAGCCGCTGTAATCCGACCATTGAGCGTTCACAAATTGCGAACCCTGAACCGGAACAGTTACGGAAGAAACACCGCCAGAGGCTTGTTGGCTGTTAGCCAGCAGAGCCGCCATGAGCGGGGTCGAGTTGTAAAGTTGAACAACCAGTTTCGGGATGAACGCCCGACGAGTTACATAGGTAAGCTCGTTATATTGGGAAGTACCCGAAGCCGGAAGAATACCGCCACCGATAGGCATATTCCATCTCCGAAAAAGTTAGTTAAGCCCTCTAGCTCACAGACCGATGGGACGCGGAGA